CGCTTAGATTGATACAAGTTAAATCCAACCTTCTTTAACTGCTTCCGCTAACATCTTAATTTTTTTAGCTTTGTCAGTCTCTTTGTTATAAGCCGCAAAATGCTCATTTTTTGCTTGAGTGTCTTGAAACTTAGCCAAGCTCTCAGCGTTTTGCATTTTAGCAACTTTTTTAGGTATCTTCATATTATAAAGACTCCGTTTGTTTGTTTCGCTCTACTGGAGCTCATCAGTCATATTTAATAATATGATACAAACACAATTTCAAATTGTACTGGCTAAGAGCAATGACGCTGAAGCACTAGACCGACTCCATAACCTATAGGCTACCTGTTGCGGTGTCCGACTCGTGGGCTCTATGAGGCTGAGCCTGTCAGAAACTAATTAGACTCTAAGCTCAAGGGCTGTCACCCCTGTTAGCACTTGGTAGAAATCTAAAAAACTGAACATAAATAACTTATACATGAAACGGATTTAATTAGTAATGCTATTATTGCATAACAGCTATGCACGTATTGCATGGCTTATAGTGTGTAAATTGTGGATTGTGAGTTATTGAGATTATGGCAGAATTGCCTTAATTAGAATTGTTGTACTTACTTAATATTATAAATTTAATTATAAATATTTAATTGCGGTGCAACCTATTAGAGTTAACCAATAGCCAACCAGTGCGGCTATAGTAAACATCTTAAACTTATTCATATCTTGTCTTCTTATCTTGTTAGTATGTTGGTGTATGTAGTGAGTAGGCTACCTGTATATATACTGTGTGAACCCTTATTCTATCTTATATGGGAACTTTACTCACTGCACCACCAAACCAAAAAAACAGACAAGCACGAAGACAAGCAAAAATATAAAAAACCTAGAACCAAAGTTAATTAATGTATGCAACGGATATAATGTCCTTTTTTTGCCCTTGGTTTACTTGTTTTTTTGCCCTGCAACTGCGACTAAATGCAACCCTATGGGGAAAATCCACCCTCGCTACAGTGATATACCCCTTCATATTTTTTTATTAATTATTTAGGTATCGTTCTTCAGTCTCTCTTCTAGTCTTAAAGTCATCTTTAAAATCTAATAACTCGCTAGTAACACCATTCCAGTCATTGTTTTGTAAATGAGACAAAAATGTAGGAGTTCTAGTTAAGTTACCATATTGAAAGCCAATAGAAGCTACAACAGTCTGTTGTTTAGTGTTTAAATCATTAAAATTAAACCCTGTATGTTTTTCATATTGTTGTATAATACTAGCAGTATAATGAGCTTTACTTCTTGAATTAATTAAAGATTGTTCTTCTGCTGATAATATTAATGGCTGTTCTTTTAAAAATTTTTCAGCATTTTTACCAGACATGCTAGTATAAGGTACTAACTTATCTACTAATTCACTAGACAATCCCATTTTAACAAGACTCTCTCTATTTTTTTCTTTTAAATCAAATCCCATGGCTACAGTTACCCCAGAGTTATCTGTAGGTACTTTACCATAAATAGTATTACCTTCTAATTCACCTATAAATTTCCAGTCAATTTTATTCTCACTCATATTATATAAATCTGTCCTTTTGTATTTCTGTTCCGATTGTGTTTTCCATAAACTTCTCCAAGTCTCTGTCCAATAATTCATTTTTATGTTGGTTGTAGGATAAGATTTGGTCTCTGTCCATACGCTCAACCCAAGCATTAGCGGCAATAGCCACAGCATCAATTTGGTCATCATGTCTCAAAGCTCCCTTGTCTCTAGTCAACCTAGTCATCTGTCTAAACAACTGATGGTCAGGTTCTAATTTAAAGTCTTCTTTAATAAGTAAGTCATCTACCACAAGCCTATGACTATTCATAATTGGCTCTAAGGTATCTATAATACGCTTCTCTTTTTGTATATTATGTCTTACTTCTTCTATTTCGCATGGGTGTACTTTAGCCATTATAGGTTTTAACAACTGTGTTGCCATACCGTCACCAAAGTTACTCTCAATAACTACATAGTTTACATCATTTTTCTTAGCTATATTAGACAATCTATACAGAGTATCTTCATCATAGCCACCATCTAATGCACCTACAGAGGTCAAATATAGCACTCCATGAAGCATTTTAAGCACCGCATACGCTGTTTTGTCCTCTCCACGACCACTAGGGTCAATAGACATAATAGTGCCCTCAAATGGTGTAAATTCTTTAGACATATTCATAGGTGCTACGTAATAGTCACCTTTGAGTCCCACATTAGGTAACTCAGGGTCTATAGCTTTTATTTGTTCAGGAGAACTAGCCCACTGTATTTTAGCAGGAGCTTCCTTCCATGTAGAACAACCAGATGCTACAATTAAATCATTTAATTTAAGAGGGTATCTGTTAGCGTCAGACATAGTAGTGTCTAACATAAACTGTAAGTTGAATCCACTTTTACCGTAACTTGAAAGTCTTTCCATAAGGTCTACCTCGTCAAACCTTTTAGGGTCTGTAGGTTTACCTTCTAATTCTTTTGTGTCTACAATCATTTCAGCCAGTTTATGACCATAACCAATTCTTTGTTTTTTATCAGGATATAGTGCTGTCCATATTCTAGTTTTAAAACCTCTTTCTTCTAGGTCATTGTATAATGACATTTCTGTTTGAGGTGTACCTAGAAATATAATACGTCCTACTTCTGGTTTTATGATTGCATCAAATTCTTTTACTGTCTCACCAAGTCTATCACGCATAAGTTGCGTCTGTGAGTTGTTAGCGGACTCTACGTCATCAGCAATAATTAAATCTGCACGTGAACCTGTAAGTTGTCCTGTAATACCCATAGACTTAACACTTGGTGCATGTGATGCTAACGCAGGTGCTACATCAAAACTAATTTTTGAATGTCTTTGGTTATCTCTAGGTATTAAATGAGACAATAAAGGCATCTCACCTATTAACCTTTGTGTAAATGTACTGAAATCATCAGCCCTACTTTTAGAAGCAGATACAACTAATATGTTACGTTGTGGGTTTAGAAGTAATTGATGACAGACAAATGCTGAAGTAATCCATGATTTGCCTACACCCCTAAAGGCTTCTATAACTAATCTCTTGTCAGATGACTGAAGATAGTCTGCTATATCGTATTGTATAGGTGTTGGTTCTGGTAGATTTAAGTGTTTCCAACATAAATACAAAAAATTTTTAAAGTTCTTAATTCGTTTATCCATTTGTATCAAACGGTACGTCATCTAAAATGTTGTCAGTTTTTTTATTAAGATTATCTGTACTATAAGTTTTACAGACTTCTAAACATACCTTCATTTCTGAAGCGGTTAGCTCTTCTCCTGATTTTAATTTTGTATATGCGTGTTTAACTAATAACTCTGGTAATTCTTTGACAATATCATCTATACTAACGACCTTGTCCGTTGTATTTTTTGAAGGTGCTTCTTTTGTTTGGTCTTTTTGCATGTCTTCCTTTTCTCTTCTTAGGTTTATCTCGTAATTCTACAAGATTAAAATTTATTCTAGCCATAATTAAGGTGTGTGATATTCCATTAAACGAGATTGTTGTTCATTTTGAACTTCTCGTTGTAGTTTTTCTTTATCTTTTTTTAATTCGTTTATTTCTTTTTTTTGATTTTCTATAATGTCGTCTTTGCTTGGTTGTATTAAGTCTGTAAGACTTTTATCCATAGAGCTCCTAAGTTATTTTAATATTAATGTTTTAATACTTTTTTCACCCATGTATATTTCTGTTTCTGCTTTAGATTTAATACATTGATATTCTACATTGTTACCAGTATTTGAACGCATAGCAATTCTTTTACCTTTTAAACATTTTGACATACTATCTTGTATTCTGTGTTCTTTAATTTCACCATTAACAATCATAAGTAAAGCAATAACTGTTTCAATCATATTATTTTACCTTTGTTAATACCTTTTTTAATTATATATTTTTGTGTGCCGTTAGCACCTATCTCTACTTCTTTTTTTAAGTCTTTAACAAAACCCATTTGCTTTGTTTTTTTACGCATATCATTGATATATTGGACAATTTTCTTAGTAACTCTTCCCATTTGCTCTTACCTTATCCTTTAATTCTTCAATATCATCAAGAGCTTTTTCTAATTGTTTTTGTGTAAACTCAATATTAACTTTATTAGTCATATTTTGTTCTTGTGTGTTCTGTAATTTTTCTACAGTTTTATATAGCTCTTCTAAAAGCATGAATTGTTCAGAATCAGTAGTAGTTTGTTCACTCTTTTTAAGTAAATCAGAGTTCATTAACTCTCTTGACGTTTCTAAACTTGTTAATCTTGCAGTAACTTCTGTATATGCAAACACTCCCATAACAACACCTGCTATAATACCTATCATATTTTTAATAGGCATACTTACTGCTGTGTCTTGTGAGATTTTCATATTAATTACTTCTTAACTAATGAGCCACCAAAGTATAAACCTATGATAGCTGATACTAGGTTAGTATCTAAAGGTGTAATAACTAAACTATTGGAAGATAGTGTTACCCATTTCATTATTTCTTTTTCAGGTATAAAGAAAAATGCAGGTTTAAATTCTAAATAACCTACAATTACGCTTACATCTGGTTGAAATATAGGCATTAATTTAGGTAGTAA